GGCTGCTGGCCGTGGGGCTGATCATGCCAGCGCAACTCACCATCGGAATCCTTGTACAGGTACTCTCTTAATGCCATCTAAGCCTGTTGCCTCCCGAACTGGGCCATCTGATCCTGGTTAGGCTGACCACCCTGCAGCAGTTGCTGCATGGCGTTACTACGACTCTCTGGCGTGCCCCCGGTGGGTACGCTTTTACGAATAGTCTCCCGCACAGTGTGGGCTGCTTGCTTGGGGATCTCGGGAGTTGGACCGGGACGGTCTTCCTTCGGCTCCTCGAATCGGATCAACCCCTTCAATCTCGGCAGATCCATGAGTTCCGAATACATCTCGACCAGCTCCTGCAAATCAATCATGCCGCCCATCTCCTGAAGCTGCTGCTGCATCGGCATCGCAATCTGGGTCAGGAAAGTAGTCAAACCATTAATGCGCTCCGAGGGTGACTTGTACTGCATGGAAAATGGCTCGATCTCGAAGTTGTAATCAAGGAAATCTCCCTCACGCATCTCACCGGTCCACTCGGACTGGAAAGTAACCCCCTCTTCCTGGAACTCCAGGGACGTTTCCTTCACCTGGTCAATCCACAGTAACCAACCAAGATCTCGACATAACTCGGAAGCAAACTTCACCACTCGGTACTGCATGTTCGCTTCGCGTTTACTAACTGCACCATGGATCAACTTGTCCTGACCAAGGGTCTCGGACTGGGGACCGAGACCCGCCATCGCCTGCAGGTTCCCGGCCATACGGTCAAACATATCTGTCATACGCATGCCAAAAGCCTGGTTGGCCTGATCCACGCCACCCATCTTCATCACGTTCACTGTGTCCGGGTTATCAACCCTTGTCCACTCACCATCAGAAGCCTGTTCAATCCGCTTGGCATCATCGTGATGACCGGCCTGGTAGAAAGGAATGTCCTTCTGTCGCTGGGCCTGGCGGCGCTGCTTCCTGAGCAACCCGTTGATAATGTCCGACAACGGTTTCAGGTTCATGGCAGGAGAGATGCCCATGATATGATCAGGGACATCGCCAAAAGAAAGGATATGGAACGGACCCCGCTCAGGACCCTGCCACTCCATGACACGCAGGGCTTTCTCGGCATTATGTACCGGCCAGGTAACAATCAGGTTCTCCTGTGGAAGCCAGACATCCATCAGGTCGATCATCGGTTCATACTCGTCAGGATCACCTTCGGAGCGAAGCATATTCCTGACACCCGTGTTTCCATCTTCACCATCGGAATCAGCAAACTTACTGGTGGGCTGCAACTCCTTGGTCAACTTCGGATCAAATGCAATATCACGCTGCATCTTTTCAAAACTCATGCGGTACTTGTTCAGCGCGAACTTCACCTTGCGCCAACTGGTCGCCTGCGTGTCATAAACAAAGTCATCAAGACTGATATTCTCAGCAAACGGTTTGCCCGGATCGACCCACTCATCCTCACCCTCGAGTTCCACCAAACCCGCATCTGCGTTGTAGACCTTGACAATACCCATCGAGAAAAACGCATCCACAACCGACTGGCGCATGATCTCCTCGAGATGTATCTCCTTTATCAGGCTGTTAGTCGCCATCTGGAAATGATGTGCGAACCACTGGTACTTCGGATGCTTACTGGTGACCAGGATACGAGGCCGGTTTGCAGTCAGTGACTGGGAATAAGTCTCAGCAGTCTGGAACATCAGGTTCATGATCACTTCACGATTAGGACCACCATCGCCGTAATGCGAGCCGACGTAATCACGCACAAGGCGCTCCCGCTTCCTGCGGAACGGTCGCAAGGACCGGTTGGAAAGTTCAATCGCCTTCATCAGGCGACTACGCTCTTTCGAATTATTCGGGTCCATCACTCCCACCCATCACTGTTAAGTTTTGCCAGTTTGTCATCTCGTTCTTTGAATCGCCACGCCATGGAACCGAGCGGAACTTCCATTCGGTACTCCTCCTTCGGAGCCGCTGGACGATCCTTCACCGCATGCCAGGCTATAGCAGCAGAGATCACCCGATCCCCGTGAGCCTGGCCCTTGCTGGAATCATCAATAGTGCGAACACTGCGGCTGTGAACAACGCGACCATCCTTGTAGACGTACTGCCTGCACTCCTCGAGAAGTTCAGGACTTCGAATCAGGAATTCATCTGTCTTGATTGCCTTGGCCAGCGTGGAGAGGACCGCAAGCTTGTTACGCTCGTTGCTCCACCAACCCGGGTTCTTGGTCTTCTTCTTGAAGTTCTTATGCTCGACTTCCCGGAAGTAGATATTCGAATAGTGCCGATCAAGAACCTGCTTGGTAAATGCCCCCCCGGGAGAGCCGTTGTATTCCCAGATCAGGTAAGCATTGTGGAAGAACTTGCACAACGAGACGACGTAATCTGCGAAGTCTTCCGGGCGCATCGTATTGCTGGCAAATTCCCCTACCTGGGTTTTCGAAACAGCATTGACAATCGTGGCGACCGAATTGCTTGTATAACTTCCACCCAGCCCTGCAGAAATGTCGCAACCGATCACGTACTCGGAGTGCGCAGCAGTTGGCTTGTCATCACTATCCAGGTGTACCCATAACTTCAGAGGACCGTCGTCAGACTTCTCGAAAGTGGGTTCCAGGGTCTCAACATCGTAGCCAAAGACACCCCGCATAAAGGGGATCATCAGGTTGCGCTGACCAGCTTCGTAAAGATCCTTCCCGAAGATCTGGTAGTCAGAACCGCCGTAATCACGGTCCAGTTCCTGGGCCACGCTTTGGGGCGTGGCACCAGGACGGTTACACTCGTTATCGTAGTAAGGACTACGAACCTTCCCATCGAGCACAAAGTTGTAACCACCGGGGAACTTGTACTGCTCGTCAAGGATCTCGAGATTCCCGGCTTCTGACTTGTAAAGACCCTTACTCCGCTCAGGATGTCCCCTCCAGTCCATGATGATCTTGACCATCGAAGATGGCGTATGCATTACGTCGTAGTAGGCACCGGCTGAGCCCTTGGGAGTGGAGACAAACAGGCGACAGTCAGTCGCATGCTGGGTGGCATTCTGTGCCTCGTAATCCGCACCATTGGGAAACGCAGCAAACTCGTCCAGGGCAATAGCCTTCTTACGACCACCACGGAAGGCATCCTCGGTCGTGGTTGCGCCCTCGAAGGTGCTACCGTTGTCACGATTCTCCATGAGCATCATGCTGCGATAGACATCCTTCGGGCGCATCCACTTAGGCAGGCCCCCCTTCCTGCCTTCACCGTGCAGCAGAAAATCAAGTTTCCAGAAAAGTGTGTCCTTCTTTCCGGGCTTGTCGACAAGATCTGCAGTACGGCTCATGATTCCAAAGCTGGAGAAGTCTTCAAATACCCAGCTATGGAAGAACAAAGTCAGGAACATCCACGTAGCACCAAGATCCCGGCTCTTCTCGACGCCGATATCTTCCCGCCCCAGAGAACGGTGCATCTCCAGGAAAGCATCATCCTGGTAACCGTAGGTTATGAACGGTATCACGTTGGACGTAGTGCCACGCAACCTGCTGGTGCGTGGCTCGTAAAGCCAACAGAAGGCATTAATAAAGAAAAGGATATCGTGCCTGCAGGCAGTCCAGAGACTACGTCTGCGCGCAGAGGTATCGGCCCACAAGATCAACTCGCGGCGATAACGAAGATTATCCTTCAATATTTTAGGTACTTGTTTGTACAGACTCATCAGGTATCAGTGCACTCGATAACATTTCTTCCAGTTGCGTAATCGATTCACCCGTGTCACCCATACCTTGTTCGTCAGCTTGCTTTCCTTTTCCTTTCAACTGTTCACGGATAACCAACTCCATGAACTTCCCTTCATTCTCAGTTGCCCAGGCGAGCATATTCCACGCTCCAGGGGTCGGCGCTTCCGTGGGCTTGACACCCCATTGGTGGCGTTCGCCCCTGGTTTTCTGCAGGTTATGAAACACGAATGCGATCTCTATGGGGAGATCGGATTCGTTGATATCGTAGTCCTTCAGCAACTTGTCGACATCCTGATCCAGGACGCGACGAACCTCCTCTTTCTGACCAGCAACAATGGCCCGTTCATGTTCCGGCCCCTGGTAGTCCATGTCGAGCATCGTCTGGTACTGGGCTTTCAGAAACGGCATCCCACCGGCCATGTACTCACGATACTTGTCGCGGTACTGGCTGAAACGATTCTCACGTCGCATACGGTCCACGAACAACTTGCGGTACGAATCCGGTCTCTTACCATTGCTGCTCATCATTTAGTCCTCAACGTCTTGTAAACCGGCACAGCACTACTGTGCAGGAATGACAATCCGATCACATCTGCATCCATCTCTGTCGCACTCAGGTTAACCGACCACTGACCATTGCCCTCGTGGACAAACG